CGTCATTTAAAGAAGGTGCAGTTGAAATAAATGCCGAAACAGTTCCACCATTTGTCCAAGTAAATATGGTGTTATCAAATGTGTCAACTGTGGTATCAATTGAAGTAACTTCTTTACCTGCGATATTATTTACAGTAACACTTAAACCTCCACCATTTGTACCAGTATTATCAAATACAGCATTGTCACCAATCTCATAACCATTACCTGAATTAACAATTTTAACTGAGCTTACAGATCCTGAAGTTGTGCTTTCGACAATTGAAGACTGTGTTGTAATTTCATTTGATTCTATAATAAAATCATTATCAGCAAACTCATCTGATACTTTATAGGGATAACTATTTCTTATCAAATTAGAATTATCAAAATCAAAAGTGTTTTGATTAATATTAAAGTTCTCAAACGAAGGATTTGTTCTATAAGAGTTTCCTATAAAGTATGGGAAAGATGGAAGTAATGAATTAGTTGTAATACCTACAAAATAAGCATAAGTTCCATTTGGATACTCAGGAGTTCTACAATATCTTCCATTATGAACATCTAAATCACCACTATTGTTAAATTTAAAATCTTCTACAAAGAATCCATTACTGAATCCAGAAGGTCTATCAATAATAGTAGAGGGATCTAAAACATAACCAGTATTCAAAATTCTTACTGCCGAGTTTTGATCTGTTGGATCACCATATCCGTAAGGACCATAAATTGGATTTCCATCATATGCCCAACCTATAATTGGAGAGTGTTGAGCACCAGTATCACCAAATGAATCATTACCGATTTGAGTGGAGTATCCAACAATAGAGTATCCTAATTTATTATTTGTTTCGACTAATGCTTCATTTCCGTATCTATTGAATAAATTAACATTTAAACTTCTTGTTTTAACATCTAATTTTGCACCACTGCCAGGTGGAGTTACCTTGATATCAATTTTATCCTGTTGGTATTGAAGACCTCCATCTAGAATTACAACATCTACAATCTTACCATCTGATACAACTGCTCTAAGTTTTGCACCAAAACCTGTTCCAACTCCGACTATTTCTAAATCTGGTGCTGATGTATACTCTCTTCCCCTTGTCTGCACTTCTACATATGATATTTTACCATCGGTAACAATTGGTTTTAATTGTGCTTCTTTACCAGTTTTTACATTAATTGTGGTTGATTTTTCAAGATTTAAAATATTAGAACCATATCCAGTTCCCTCTTCATATAATAGTACATCTGTTATTTCACCTCTTACAATGGGGGTAGCAGTTATAACACCTACGGTTGTATTTGATAACTCATATTTTAAATTTAATTTAATATCGGGGAATTTAAATACTTGAAATCCTGTTCCTTGATCTGTAAATTTAATATAATCATTTCTATCAAATTCTGAAGTTATGGTTCCAGCTAAACCTGCATTTGCAATTCTAAATTTATCATTATTTAATTTAATAACTTTATAAAAATTAGATGTTGTTGTAATTCCAGTATAAGTTGACAAACCAGTCATTGAAACTGGCATAGTTGATCCAAGACCTACTGCTGTTGAATATACGATATTTTCACCATGTTCAAATCCATGATTCTTGAAGGTAATTATATTTGTAGCAGTGTTTATTCCAATTGGTTTTACAAATACTTGTCTGTTTTCATAACCATGACCACCATCAATAACTCTAATATCTTTTAAACTTTGTTGTTCATTTAAAAGTTTGAATTTATGAATACCTATTTTGTTAGTTGTGGTAAATCCAACAGTGTTAATACCTGAATTGTAATCACCTAATGTCTGATATAGTTGAACTGTAGTTGGATTTAAAACAGATGGATAATAAGTTGCTGCGTTTATAAGAGTGGTGGTACCAACTCCAACTACAGATGTACCTGCATCATTACCAACTGTTCCAATACCAAGAGGAGGATTATTATTTCTATCATAAACTAAGGGTTGCCCACTTACAATATTGTGATTTGTTTTAAATGTAAGAGTTTCATTTATATTATCAATTCCACCAGATTCATTGATTAAACGAGCATCAAAATCTAGTTCTCTTGCTCTTTCTTGAAGAATTGGTTCAAGCACTGTTCCAGAACCATTTCCTCCCTCCATCGTTATGGAAATTATTTTTTTAATATCAAAATCTTGAGGATCAACTTGAACGTCAACAACTTTACCAGATATCACTGGTCGTATTAGTGCTTTTGTATTATTAGCACCTGATCCAGATAATTCTATATTTGGAGGTGTGAGTAAATCATAATTTTTACCACCATTCAATAAACTTATACTTTCAAGAGGTCCAAAAAATATTTTATCATTTGATTTATAATTTCTTATTTCAACACCATTTATTAACATGCCTGAAGTACCAGGTGTTGTCAAAACATTAGATGAATTTGTTAAATCAGGTTTTAATGGAAATTTTTTGAATAATTTTTGTGGTGCTATTTGCTGTTCTTTAATACCAACTAAAGAAAATGTATGAGTTCCTGAACCTACAGGTAATGACTCAAATTCTTCAAAATCTGCAATGGGAATAAATGATCTAGATCTGTATAATCTAATTTGGTTTGTACTTGATAATACTTCAACAAAATATGCAGACTCATTTAAACCTGGTATGACTGTTCCTTGTGCAGTGTAAAAAATTTCATCACCAGTAATAAATGGTACTGGATTCGGAAATGACAAAATACTGTATTTCAAAGTATTTGCATTATAACCAGATTGGGGTAATTGAACACCTCCAATTGCATTTGGTAATATTGATTTTGGTAACTCAGAAGTTATTTGATAAGATGGTAAAGAATTTGATGCAACATAAAAATTATTATTTAATTCATTGTATACGTTAGTTACATCAGTTGTTAATATGTTATTTCCAAATTCTAAATCCGTATTTGTGCTGGTTGCTCGATTTATTACTCTTCTTAGATCATATTCTCTATTAGGATCTGGTAACTGTGTAATACCTGATTGAAGTGTTAGATTATTAAGTGATATTGTACCTGTGGGTTTATCAATATTACCAACAACACCTGTTGCTACCTTTGACTCCTCATTTCTAAACAATATTTCTATTGCATCTCCTACTTTTAAACTTGATTTATCAATATCTCTTGTAAATACAACAACATTCGCACCAGATATACTTTCTACTCTAAATCTGGATGAAGTATTGTATATCCATGAATTAGCAAAAATTTGTTTTCTTGTTTTGCCATCATCAGGATTTAATATTTTTTCTCCTACATTTTTAACACTTATCTTTTCTCCCTCAACTAATAATTTAATATCAGAGGTTGCTACAAACTTTGATAAAACACCAGTAAGTCTTAATTCTACTTTCTTTGTTAAATCTCCTCCTTCATACCCAAAATAAAACTCATCTGATCTAATATCATCAGTTGATGATATATTACTTACAATATTTTCACAACCAAAGAATTGATTGACAGATTTATTACTATAATAGATATTTGTACTGATTCCTGATACTAAAGTTCCAGTTTGACCAAATCCTACAGTAGAGTCAACAGTTATGACGGATGAACCAATTGAAACATCACCAATTACTTTAGTTTTACCAGTAATATTAAATGTACCTTCAATTAATTCTGTTTCATTAAATCCTACAAAAAGACCAATCTTATAATATACCTTTCCTTTTCTAGTTAAAGGTTCTACTTCAGATATCGCTGCTTTAGTTTCACTGTCAGTTGATTTAATTATTGTTTGTCCAACCAGATTTATAGGATTTCCAGAAATTGCCTCTGCTAAAACAATTTCTCTTCTTATATACTCTGCTGATGATGGTTTTATTAAATATTTTTCTAAATCAAGTATAGTTGGAGTTTCATTGTACAGAACGTTGAATAATATCCTAAAGGACTCTTCAGTTCCTTTTGATTGATATAGTGATTTTGAATTTTTTATAAAATTACTGACATCTAGATTATTGACAAATGTTTCGTTTTCTAAACCAGGTGTGAGTTGTTTTTTTGTCTTTTTGTAAAATTCTTTTAAAAATAACGCACTTAGGTTAATGACAGTTGCATCCGATTCATGATTTGTTGATGATGAATCTGAAAAAACAAGTTCTGAGGGATTGTTTTCTGCATGATATGTTGTTATACCACTAAAACCTCTTATACAACCAGTAAAACTATTTGTAGTTATACCAGTATATGTTATTATTTCATTCTCAATCTTGAAAAGACCGTAAGAGTTTGGAAAACCTTTTGTAGTAGTAACATTAACAGTTGTTTCTGAGGTGCTTATGCCACTTGACAAAGTGGTTTCACCCACAACGACCTCTGGTGTTAAATTATCTAATTTTATGTACTGATCCAAATTATCAGTTAGGTCAATAGGACCTCCCTGATATTCTTGAGAGATATAGTATTGTTTTAAAAAATCGACTGCCTTTGGACTTTCAGATAATAAAAACTCTGGTAGTTGGTTTTCAATTATCTGTTGGACTTTGACTCTTTTATCAATTCCAGTAGTTATCATACTATCCTCTTATCAACGCTCCGTTTGAATAACTTGATGTGACCTTATAACCGACACCTGATATCTGTTCACCAGAAGTAATTGTGTCCTTAACCATATTTATGGTGCTATTAGATACAGAAAAACTCAAATATAAGTCTTTTAGACCAACTACATCATTTGACTCTGGAAACGCTTGAATTTCAACAATATTATTAGGTTTTACTGTTGAAGTAATGTTGATAGTAGATAAAATTATCTCTCCATGAACATAATCTACAATTCCTGCAGAGGCAACGACTAATCTATTTTCAGATTCACCTATATTTCCCTTAATTATTGCCAATATACCCTTTCCACTACCATCAAGTGTTCCATCACTATTTTTATTAGGTATATCAGTAATATACAATACGTCGGTTCTACCTTGAATAGTAAAACCTGTGCTCTTGATGTTACGACCCTCTGGGTTAATGTGAAAATTGTTTCCAAAACATAACTCATACTGAGCAAATTGATTAGTGAGTGCTTTTAAGTTTCTTCTGATTATTACTCTTGTGATATTTGATGATATTGCATCATCTATGTTATCAATCACATTCAATACCTTACTATACTTGAATCTACCACCAAATTTGTTTAAATCGGTTGATGAAGCATATGTAAGAAGACCATTAGTTACATTTGTCTTTAAATCTGATGCTGTAGATACCTTAGATACGTCATAATATACAAATGACTCCAATTCGACGTATAGTAACTTCAAATCTAAAATCTTTTGGTTAATACCTGCTAATGTATAATTTTTTAAGTTAGATAATATTGACTGTTTATCAAAATCTGATACAAATTCACCATTCTTAGGTTTTATAGTGATAAAAACAGTACCAAACTCAGGTGGGTCTAATTCTTCTCCTCCAACAACCGATACAGACTCAGTATTTGGATATATTTGTTGTATTACAGACTCATAATCCCTTGTTGTAACTGCCCTGTACTGTGATGAATATAGTCTAGGAGCAAAATACTTGATTGAGTCAATTGACTCGATATTACCTCCATTAGATGCCGCTGAAACGGTATTCATGGTTGGTGTAGATGCAGGAAGAGCAACTTGATTAGAAGATGATACAACACTACCTGCATATGAGAATACTGCAGGACCATTACCCTCTATGCCATCAGTTACAATGTATGAAACAGTAATTACTGCATTATCTTCAAGTTTTTTACCAAAGACACCATCACCAAATAACAACTCATACCTCTCATTTGTTGTTTCTTGTATTAAATAGGTTTCTGATGTGTCTGTGATATTTAATATATTATCAACTTTACGATATTCCCTACCAATACCAGGATCAGCAGCACCTTTTACATAAACTCTAATGGTTGAGGTGTCAACAAAGGAGTTTTCAATTAAAAATCTCTGATCTAGTGATCCATTTACTGTATATGACTTAGTTAAGTATGTTCCTTGATATACAACTATGTTACTAAATGATGCTGTGCTTGAAATTATGTTTCCATTTGCGTCAAAAGCATTTGTAGTAGTAGATGTAATGCTTTCTGGTATTGAAAATACAAAAGATGTGTCATCACTCGACCCAACACACACCAAACCTGCTTGTAGAGTTAGAGAAGGTGTATTTGAGTTAGTTGTAACGTCAAAAGAGACTGTTGCTTGAGCAGCAGTTCTTGATTTTGGTACATATCCGATGTTTCGAGCAAGTGAAACAACGTTTTCACGAAGAGTTGCCGAGTCTAAGAACGACTCATTAACAATCATGTTAGAGTTAAATGCAGTAATATACGTATTATATGCTAAAGTGTCAATTAAGACCGAAAAATTAGATCCTTCAAAGTCAAAATCAGTAAAATTTGAGTTTGCACGAATATAATCTTTAATTGACGACTTAATTTGATCGAAATCAAGGTTTGTAAACTTAGTAAAAGGCATTTATCTTGTTGCTTCGAGTATGAACGTAAATTCTTGAGCAGGAACTTGTTGTCCGACAATATTAAAGAACACCGTAACCTCAAATTCGTTCAAATCTGGTCTTGGGAACACTTCAACTGAGACATTATCTATTCTAGGTTCAAAATTTTCGAGTGTTATCTCTATTTGTTGCTGAATTACAGACGCAGTACCATAATCCACAAAGTCAAAAAGACTTTCTCTTACCTCAGATCCAAGAACAGGGTTAAAAAACCTCTCAGTTGGTATAGTTTGCACTAAATTTCTGACAGATGCCTTAATTGCGTTCTCATTTTTGAGTATTGGAAGGTCTTTTGTAACAGGATGAGGGGTAAAAGACAAACTAATGTCCTTAAATGCTCTTGATATCCGTTTTATTGCCATGTAAACAGGTGTTTTCCTGTTTTATTTATGACACTTTTTTGTAAATGTATTATTTATCCTAATTCTGGTTCAATTTCGTCTTTTTTTGCTCTTTCTTTTGCTGTTTTCCAGAAATAATTCTCTTCTGAACCCAATCCATCACGATCATGACCGTTTTCAACTTGGTAGTATACAG